GCGTCAACAATCAGCGCATGAAGAGCTACCCCGGCGGATTCCTCATGTTTTCCTGGTCGGGATCGCCTAAGACAATGCGCGGACGCTCGGCGCCTTTCATCGTTTGCGACGAGACTGACGGCTATGACAAAAGCACCGAGGGGCATCCGGTATCGCTGCTGTGGCAGCGCGCGGCGACGTTCGGCGACCGGCGGAAGCTGCTCGAGATCAGTACACCGACAATAAAAAATGCGAGCTGGATCGAGGACTCTTATATCCAGGGCGACCAGCGGCATTTTTATGTGCCATGCCCGAGCTGCGATCATCGCCAGAAATTGGTGTGGGCGAGCGTGATATGGGACGAGGATCAGCCGGAAACCGCGAAATACGCCTGCAACGGCTGCGGCGTTATGTGGGGCGATGGCGAGCGGATTGCTGCGATCAGGCGCGGCGAATGGCGCGGCGCTAGAGAGTTCCGAGGCCACGCCAGCTATCATTTGAACGAGCTGTATTCATGCTTTCGGAAGCTCGGCGATATCGCGCAGTCATTCCTAGAGAAAAAGCGCAGCGGTGATCTCCAGACATTCGTAAACGTATCGCTCGCCGAAACCTGGGAAGAGTCAGGCGATAGCGTCGATCAGGATATGCTCGAGGAGCGCGCGGAGGATTGGGGCGATACTTGGCCGGCGGAGGTCGTTGCGGTCGTCGCTGGGGTCGACGTCCAGGACGACCGGCTCGAGCTGGAGCTGGTGGGCGTCGGGCGGGATGAGGAAACGTGGAGCCTCGACTATATGATTCTGCCCGGCGACCCGAGCAGCCCCCAGGTTTGGGCTGATCTGGACGCGGTTTTATTTGCGAGCTATGAAACGGCGGACGGTCGCGAGCTACCAGTTCGCGCGACTTGTATCGATACCGGCGGACACCACACTCAGGCGACCTATCGATATATCAAGGGCCGGGAGTCGCGGCGAGTGTTCGGGATAAAGGGCGTCGGCGGTGAGGGTCGTCCCCTGGTCGGGCGCCCCAGCAAAAACAACATCGGCAAGGTGCGACTGTATCCTCTGGGCGCCGATACTGCGAAAGAGCTGGTACACGGGCGGCTGCGGATCGCTGACCCCGGCCCTGGGTACTGTCATTTTCCAAATAATCGCGATTCAGAGTATTTTTTGCAGCTCACGGCGGAGCAGCTTGTCACGCGATACGTTCGCGGTCATGCAAAGCGACAATGGGTAAAAAGGCGGCGAAGGAATGAAGCGCTTGACGTTCGATGCTATGCTATGGCGGCGCTGTATATTTCGGGCATTAATATCAATATACTAGCGGATAAAATCGCAGAGCAGCGACCGCAGGGAGACGGCCAGAAAGCCGAGCCCAGGAAGCGGCAGGCGAATCGGAAGTCGGGCGGATTCGTAAATAATTGGAGGTAGGAATTGGCAAACCTATTCGACGCCGCGAGCGCCCCGGAAGGGGAACCGCTCAACTTTATTGTCGGTGATTATGTGCAATGGAAACGCTCCGACCTTACAACTGACTACCCGACCGACGAATATACCGCGACCTATATCGCCAGAGTGACCGGCGGCGGCGCCAGCGAAATCCAAATCGCCGGGACTGCGAGCGGCGGGGCTTACTTGTTCACCGCCAACTCGACAACGACGGCGGCATATAATGCTGGGTATTATCACTGGCAGCTCGAGATCGTTCGAGATTCCGACAGCAATCGGATCGTCGTCGACCGGGGCGCGTTCGACATTCTGGTCGATCTGGACGCGAACAACGCGGACCCGCGCATTCACGCCGAGAAAATGCTGACGAAAATCGAGTCGCTGCTCGAGGGGCGCGCGGATTCCGACGTTTCAAATTATTCAATCCAAGGCCGCAGCCTAACCAAGTTATCCATCGACGAGCTGATAAAGTGGCGCGATTACTACAACGCCGAGGTACTGGCGTTAAAGCGACACGAGCAGATTCATCTAGGGCGCAAAACAGCGGCGACGGTTAAGGTGAGGTTTATCTGATGGGAATGCTCGATATATTCCGACGCAAGCCGAAGCCGGTCGCAAAAAAGCGCGGTTTCGACGGAGCTGCGACCGGGCGACTGTTTTCTGACTTTGTAACATCCCAGCGCTCGGCGGATTCGGAGCTGCGGTACTCGCTGAAAACGCTGCGGAATCGCTGCCGAGAGCTTGCCAGAAATAACGAATACGCCCGGCGATACTTGCACCTAGTAAAAACCAACGTCGTCGGGGAACGTGGGGCGTCTCTCCAGGTCAAAGCGACCAACGTCGACGGCAGTCTCGATACCATCGGCAACACCATCATTGAGCAAGAATGGAAAAGATGGTCGAAGGTCGGGAGCTGCACGGTCGACGGGCGGCTGTCGTTCGCCGACGCGCAGGCGATGGTCGTCGAGTCTATGGCTCGGGATGGCGAGGCGCTGGTGCGAGTCGTCAACTATGACGGCAACCAGGACCGTTTTGCGCTCGAATTCCTCGAGCCCGACTTGATCGACGAGGAGAAAAACGAGCGCGCGCCGAATGGCAACGAAATCAGGATGGGCGTCGAGTTCGATCAATACCGGCGCCCGGTCGCATATCACATGATGACCGAGCATCCCGGCGATTATCAATTCCACCAATACGACCGGCGGACCCAGCGAGTCGACGCCGAGAACATTTTGCATTTGTATATGCCCGACCGCGCCCAGCAAACGCGCGGCGTACCCTGGATGTCGACCGCGCTGACGTCGCTGAAGATGTTGCACGGGTATCGCGAGGCGGAGCTGGTCGCTGCGCGCACTGCTGCGAGCAAAATGGGCTTTTTCGTCTCGAGGTCCGGCGAGGGTTTCATGGGCGACGATCTCGAGGATAACGTCGTCCCGATTACCGACGCCGAGCCGGGCTCATTCTTTCAGCTCCCGAGGGATGTCGAGTTCCAACCCTGGGACCCGTCGCATCCGACGAGCGCGTTCGGTGATTTCGAGAAATCGATCCTGCGCGGCATCGCGTCGGGGCTCGGCGTTTCATATCACTCGCTGGCGAATGATCTGACGCAGACCAGCTATTCGAGCATCCGGCAGGGCAGCATCGAGGACCGCGACTTTTACAAAATGATTCAGAGCTATCTGATAACGCATTTCGTTATGCCGATATATGAAAAATGGCTGATTAATGCGTTCACGATTGGCTCGGTTAATCTGCCCATCGATAAGTTCGACAAGTTCGCCAGCGCGTCGCAGTTCCGACCGCGCGGATTTGCCTGGGTCGATCCGCAGAAAGAGATCAATGCCCATGTCGTCGCCCTGCAAAATGGCCTGATATCGCTCCAGGACGTCGCGAACGTATACGGTCGGGATGTCGAGGAGGTATTCTCCCAGGTCGCTCGAGATAAGCAGCTCGCCGAGCAGTTTGGTCTGAAACTAGCGTTCGAGCCGTTTGGCGGCGGACAATCGCCCTACGGACCCGGCAAAATCAATCTGATGACCGGCGAATCATTTGATGCGATGACTGAGGATTCCGATGGCGACTGACTTCCCCCAGAAGGGCGATGATCTGAAAATATCGTTGCGAAACTCCGAATATCCGCAGTTCGACAGAGAATTCGCGGAAAATATTAAGGAATTCAATTCCGAAGTATGGGCGCTGGGCGGGAATGTCCGGGGCAATGACGCTTTCCGGTTATGGGGGCGCGCGCGGGATGGCGACGAGGCCGATTCAGTTCTGGACTGGATCAAGGAGCGGGAAGCCTGGGCAGCGCGCCATTTTGAGGATGGCGCCCATTTATCGAGCGATGAGCCGAACAAAAGCAACGTCGCCGGGGTCGTGGCGCAGATGAAATGGGGCGTCATCGGTACGCTCGGCGAGCAAGGCATGAAGGATGCGATTCTCGAGCTGATTAAAAAGCTGGAAGGAAAGAAAGAGGACCGCCAGCTCTCCGATCAGGTCGAAACAGCGCTCAAGAACAAGCGCGACGAACACAACGAGGAGGTCGGCGACGATCCGCTGCGGCGGGTGACGCTCGGGATGTTGCGCGAAGTAATGGAGCGCGGCATTGGCGCCTATAAGACAAACCCGGAATCGGTGCGCCCTGGCGTCGGCTCCCCGGAGCAATGGGGCTATGCGAGGGTCAATTCGTTTTTGTTTGCGATGAAGAACGACCGATTCCAGGGCGGAAAACACGATACCGACCTTTTCCCGGCGGGGCATCCGCTGGCATCTGATGATGAAAACGAAAAGGCGGGGTATACTGGCGAGATTGAAAAATCAGAGGATGCCGCAGTGGAACAGCGACATATCAAAGAGGTCGTCGAGACCGATGACGAAATCATCATCACATTCGCGAAGCCAATGATCGAGGAGCCCGAAGAGGAGCCCGAGATCGAGGAATCTGGCGGCGATTATGACGAGGAGCGACTCTCCAAATCCGAGGTATTTCATCGGATGGAACACGCCGAGATCGAGGAAAAAGATGATCGGCGCGTCGAGATGTCAGTATCGAGTGAGCTGGAAGTCGAGCGATCATTCGGTCGCGAGCTGATTGTTCACACCGAGGAAACGCTCGACCTTAAATTTTTGCGATCTGGCAATGCTCCGCTGCTGCTGGATCACGATCCCGAGCGACAGATCGGGGTAATCGAATCCGTAAACCTTGATGGATCGGCCCGGCGTCTCCGGGCGACCGTGCGTTTTGGAAAAGGCGCGCTTGCTAGCGAGGTTTATCAGGATGTTCTCGACGGCATTCGCTCGAATGTCTCAATCGGGTACAAAGTTCGGCGAATGGAAAGGGACAAGGACGAGCAGGATTTGTTCCGAGTAATCGATGCCGAAATCATGGAGGTCTCTATCGTTTCACTTCCCGCCGACCCGTCAGTCGGTGTGGGGCGTTCGGTCGAGGTATCCGACACCGCTACCATTAAACCCATCGAAAAGGAGGTTCCAATTATGGAACAGGAAAATCCCATCGATTTGGATCAGGTACGCGCGGAAGCCGCTGCCGAACGATCCAAGGAAGTAAACGAAATGCTGGGCCTGGCCGCAAAGCACAATCAGCGATCATTTGCTGACGACGCTATTCGCCAGGGCATGACATTGGCGCAGTTCCGAGGCGCATTGTTGGACAAGATTGCCGACAAGCCTCTCGATGTCGCTGACGTTGAGCTGACCCAGAAGGAAGAGCGTCAGTATAGCCTTATCAACGCAATCCGCTCCGCGCAAACTGGCCGTTTCGACGGTTTCGAGCGTGAAGTATCGGAAGAGCTTGCAAAGCGTTACGGCAAAGAGCCTCGCGGCTTTTACGTTCCGCAGAGCATTTTTAAGCGTGATCTGACTGTCGGCACCAACACTGCTGGCGGCTTTTTGAAGCCTACCGACCACCTGGGCGGCGAGTTCATCGACGCGCTGCGCGCTAACCTGGTGACTTCCAGCCTGGGCGCTCGCATGATGCAGGGATTGAGCGGCGACGTCGCTATTCCCGCGCTGAATGCGAAAACTGCGGTCGGTTTTGTTGCTGAGAACAACGCGCCGGGCTCAGAGGGCGCACCCACGTTCCGTCAGGTAACAATGTCGCCGAAAACGCTGGTGCAGTATGTCGATATCTCTCGCAAGCTATCTATGCAGTCTGATCCAAGCGTTGAGCAGATCATCCGCGACGATATGACCCGCCAGTTCGCGGCGAAAATCGACGAGGTGGCAATCGAGGGCGGCGGTTCTAACGAGCCGACCGGCATCACGCAGACCAGCGGCATCGGTTCTGTGGCTATCGGCACCAACGGCGGAGCGGTTACCTATGCCGCGCTGGTTGATCTCGAGAAAGAGGTCGCAATCGACAACGCGCTCGGCGGAAGCCTGGCATATCTCACCAACCCGAAAGTGGTCGGCGAGATGCGTCAAATTTCCCGTCAGGCGAGCGGTGTCGAGGGCAACTTTATCCTCAACGACACCAACACGCTGCTCGGTTACCCAGTAGCCAGCACGACGCTGGTCCCGTCTGATTTGACGAAGGGAACCAGCTCGGGCGTTTGTTCTGCGGTGATTTTCGGTAACTTCAGCGACCTAATGATCGGTATGTTCGGCGGTCTGGACGTTCTGGTTGATCCTTACACTGGATCAAGCACCGGAGCGACCCGAATCGCTATGTATCAGGATGTCGATGTTGCAGTCCGACACGCAGAATCGTTCGCAGCGATTCTCGATGTCACTACGTCCTAATGACAACGGCGCCCTCCGGGGCGCCTTTTTCTTTTGAGGTTATGACATGAAAGTAAAGCTCGTTAGTTCAATCGCCTGGAATGGCGAACACCAGGAAGCCGGCAAGCCGCTCGAAGTAAGCGACGCGGATGGTCACTGGCTAATTTCTCGGGGTCGCGCGGTCGCTTGGACCGAGGCGAACCAAGTCGACGCGGATACTCGCGCGGCGAAGCCTAAAGCAACCAGGAAAAAGGCAGCGAAGTAGATGGCGGTCGAAACCGATGACGAACGAGCTGTATTTTTCAGCTCTGACGATTTCGGCGTCACGGCGACCTATACGCCGAGCGGCGGAGACGCTGCCAGCATCACCGGGATTTTTGACGATGAGTTCGAGCCCATCGAGGCCGGCGGGTTCGTCCCGGTAGCAAGCACCGCCCCTATTTTTCACTGCAAAACCAGCGACGTTTCGGCTGCTGCCGAAGGCGATGCGCTGACGGTCAACTCGACCAGCTATATCATCCGGGTCGTTATGAATGACGGCACCGGCACCACCATGCTCCAGCTCGAGAAACAGTAATGGCGCACGTTCGCAAACAGATACGCGACAACATCGTCACAACGCTGACCGGGCTGACGACGACCGGGAGCAATGTTTATCGCACTCGAGTCTATCCCCTGGCGGATAGCAAGCTCCCCGGCTTGGCAATTTACACCGACACCGAGGAGATCGAGGTCCAGACGATCAACCCCCCGCGCACTCAGGTGCGAACGCTGACCGTTACGGTCGACGCATTTGTTAAGGGGGTATCGAATTTCGACAATGATCTGGATACAATTAGCGAGGAAGTCGAGGAGGCACTCGCGGCGGATATTACGCGGGGCGGTCTGGCAAAAGATACCAGGGTCGTTTCGTTCGATGCGGATTTCTCAGGCGAAGGGGATCAGCCCGTCGCCATCGGGAAAATCGGAGTGGCGGTTCAATATGTCACGCTGGAGAATGCGGTCGATACTGCCGTCTAAAGGAGAGCAGGACTATGGCAAAGCGAATACAGGTGTGGCCCCCAGGCGGGGGCGACCCGATAACAGTTTATGAGCTTGACGCGGGTCGGCTTATAATGAACGGCTGGAAAACCGAGCCGGAAGCAAAACCCAAAACCAAACCGAAAGCGAAATCGAAAGATGACGCGAAAGCCGAGGAGGCAAACTAATGGCAACACTTACGGGTAACGACGGGACCGTTAAAGTCGGCTCCAACGCTGTCGCGGAAATCCGATCTTTTAGCGTTGACGAAACGATGGATACTATCGAATCAACCGCGATGGGCGATACATACCGGACTTTCGAGACGTCTCTGAAGAGCTGGAACGGATCGGTCGACGTCTTTTTCGACGACACCGACACCAGCGGTCAGGGCGCGCTTACAGTAGGCAGCGAGGTCACTGTTAATTTCCAGATCGAGGGATCGACAACTGGCGATCACCTGCTCTCTGGCGCAGCTATTGTGACCGGGCGCACGATCAACAGCTCTTTCGACGGTCTGGTCGAAGCGTCTCTGACGCTCCAGGGCGACGGCGCACTGACTGAAGGCACTGTGTCCTAATGGTTGCCGAGAAATCGAAGTCGCGCGCCATTCAGCGAGCGACCGAGCATTTCAAGGGCAAACCGTTAAAGCGTATCGAGATCGAGGAGTGGGGCGACGAGAATGGGCCGATGGTTGCCTATTCGTCGCCCTTTACTCTGAAGGATCAAGGTCGCCTGCAGTATTTGACGGAGAAGCAATCCGCAGCGGACACGCTGGCCGAGCTGCTGATTATGAAGCTGGTCGACGAGGATGGCGAAAAGCTGTTTACCATCGAGGACAAAAACGCGCTGCGGAATGATGTAGACGCCACAGTCGTGGCTCGCATTGCCAACCAGGTAATGTCGGGCGACGCCGAGGCGCTTGAAAAAAACTAAGAGAGTCGGCGGACAGGCGCTTTCGTTTTGTGCTGGCCGAAAAGCTGGGGATGACCGTCTCGCAGCTCGAGGCCGAAATGTCCGTCGATGAGTTTATCGAATGGTCAGTGTTCTTCACTATGCAGGACGAGGATCACAAAAAGCAGCGCAGCGAGGCGATGAGTGGCAAACCAAACCGTCAAAGTCGTATTTGAAGGCAAGGATCAAACGTCCAAAGCCATCAACTCGCTGAAGAGCAACCTAAACAACGCCACAAAAGCGGTCGATAGGATTAAAAGCAGTCTGGGCGGCATGACCGGCGCCCTGGGTGCTGCTGCCGGCGCTGCCGGTTTCGGCTTGCTGGCGAAAAACGCACTCCAGACCGCCGACTCGCTCGGCAAAACCGCTACAAAGCTCGGCGTCACAACGGATCAACTTTTTAAATTCCAGACGCAAGCGGAGCTGGCGGGTATTTCTACCCAAACCGCAGATATGGCGCTCCAGCGCTTTACTCGGCGAACCGCCGAGGCCGCTGTTGGCACTGGTGAGGCAAAGGGCGCACTCGAAGAGCTGCGGATCGATGCCGAAAAGCTCCAGGCGTTACCGCTAGATCAGCGCATGAAGGTGCTGGCCGACGCATTTGCGGAGGTCAAGAGCCCGGCGGATCGCTTGCGCCTAGCGTTCAAGCTGTTCGATTCCGAAGGCGCTGCAATGGTCAATATGCTGAAGGACGGCAGCGGCGCGCTCATTGACAGCGAAAAGCGGATGAAAAAGCTGGGTATCACGGTAAAACGAGATGCCGCTCACAATATCGAGGAATTTAACGACGCGGTTTTTCTGCTAGGCCGAAGGGTCCAGGCGGCAATGATAAACGGGCTGGGCAAAGCGACTCCGGTCATGGAAAAGGTCGCCGACCGGCTTGCAGAAATGGCGGTTCCGCTGACCGGCAAGCTGCTCGACGGGCTGGATTGGCTGCTCAAAAACCTAGATAAGATCACGACAGCTTTCAAACTGCTGATTGCGGCGATGGTTATCTCGAAGGTCATCGCGTTCACGACTGCGGTTCTCGCGCTAGTAAAAGCGCTCGGAGGCATGGCGGCAATATTGGCGGTTCTTGGGGGGCCGGTTACGCTTTTAATCGCTGGGGTGACCGCTGCGGCTGCGGCGATTTATGCTTTCCGCGAGGAAATCGGCGACGCAATCGATTCACTCGACGATTATCTCGGCATCACCGATAAGGTCGGGAAAGCCGTTAAATTTTTCAAAGGCATCCTGGGCGACGCCGAGGATCAGGTCGAGGACAACACCGACACAACCAAGAAAGCGACCAAAGAAACGGACGATTTCGAGGAAGCGCTCGACAACCTAAATGACACCGTAGACACCGCCGATCCGGTTCTCGAGGAGTTCGGCGATACCGTCGAATATGTGGCATCCGAGGAGATCATCGCTGCGGCGAGGACTGACGCATTCCGCGAAGCTCTCGAGGACTTACGCGAAGCCGCGCGTACCGGCGCCGATGAAATTACCGATTTCGAATCGGAAATGGCGGAATTTAAAAAGACCGTCGAAAACACCGAAGCAACGACCGAGGATTTCAATAACGCGCTGCTGAACAGCATCGAAGAGCTGACCGGCGTGACATTCGAAGCGCGGCGCGTTCGCGAAGAAATCGACAAGGTGAAGGCGGCGATACAGGCCGCAACTGACGCCGGTTTTGATCCCGCTGGGGAGGAAATCGCAGTTCTGAATCGTCGCCTGGAGGAATTAGGCGAGGAGCTGGTCGAAGCAACCCGCGCAGCGGACGGGCTTACCGCATCCCAGCGCGAAGTGTTGGACGAGGTAAAGAAAAGCGAAACAGAAATCAAAAAGCTGAATGACAAGCTGGCCGATCTGAAATCGCTATATGACAGCGGCAAAATAAGCGCTCGCGAATATCAAATCGCAACCGAGGGCGTCAACGCTGAAATAAAAGAGCTGAGTGCAACGGATTTAACGCAGTTTGAGCGCGCGGTTCGGGATGCGTTTAACGATACCCCGCTCGAGGAATTTCTCGCGGACTTGGATGCCGTATCGGGCAGCACCGGCACTCTGGATGGACTGATCGCTAAATTGATCGGCGGGGGCGGAGTGAAAGACGCAATTGCCGGGTGTTTCGGTGTCGGCCCGGTCAACGCTTTTGACGATGCGATTAAAAACCTGTTTTCGGGGTCGGGCTCCGCGCTGGGCGGATTTGGCGCTGCGTTGAATGGTCTGACTGGAGCCCTGGGGTCGTTTTTCAGCGGCGCGCTCGGTAGTTTCTCATCGTTTAAGACGGCGATCATTAGGACGCTAGAAGAGATTGCCGCTGCCGCGATTGCGTCGGTCGGCATCAATTTCTTGAAAAACCTGATCCCAGGGATCGCAACTGGCGGACTCATTGGCGGGGAGGGGTTTGCTGCGGGTGGCAGGGTATCGGGTGCCGGCGGACCAAAAGAGGACAAGGTTCTGGCGCGCCTATCTGCCGGCGAGTATGTCATCAACGCCGCGAGTGTCAGTAAGTTCGGCACCGGCTTTTTCGATATGTTGAACGCCGGCAAGATGGAGATGCCTGGATTCCAGGAAGGCGGCTTTGTCGGGTTCGACCCGGTAAGCATCGCAGTCACTAGCATACTGAACAAGATTTTTGGTGCGATATTTGCCTCAATTTTCGGCGGAGAACCAGAATCTAGGCAAATGTTAAAAATTCGACGAGGCACGAGCAACTATGTAGCGGAGAGTTTTCTCGAGGTTATTAAGCAGGCAGACGAAAATTATGGATTCGGACGCAGGCTATATCGGCGCACCAAACCCAAAAGGCAGGGCGGAGTCGACAACCTATATGACATAATTTTACCCACCATTGTGAATGACATCCTGCCGGGCGGCGCCGACCTTGACCATCACCGGAAAGTCGCCGACGGGATAAACGAGATCGGTCCAGGATTTGCCGAACACATTTATGATTTTTTGGTCGGTAAGCTGCTCAAAGTCAGATTCGACGCCATCGATTTCAATATGGACGATCTGGTCGCAAAGCTGTTCAACGACTCAAATACTATTGCCGGCGGCTCTCTGTTCCTTAATTCTCGCCAGTTCGGTGGGCCGCTGGATCGCGGACAGCCTTCAATGGTCGGCGAGGACGGTCCCGAGCTGTTTATTCCGAATCGAAACGGCAGCGTCTCGCCGATCAGGGGCGACAGTACCGACTTGCAGCGATCCATCGACGAAATGAAAGACGAAATCGTTATGCTGCGGCGGCAGCTCTCGAGGGAAATTAGCGGTCGCCGACCCGCCGGGGTCCGCTGATGTCGGTCGCCACTACGCTCGCGGAGCTGGTCGCAAAAAGGAACGTCCAGCTCTCATATATCGCCATTTTGAAACCTTACGATGTCAGCGGCGCGACCGAGCTGACGCTTTACTACTCCGACAGCGGATTCGTCACTGGCCCCAGCGACACTCCGGCGAATCAGTTTTTCGACCCGCGCCTGGTCGAGCCGATCACATTCTCGCGCACCATGTTCAGCAGCGGACGAGTCGGCGGATTCTCGCGCCCAGGCTACGGCAATCTAATCCTCTCCAATGGCGACGGAGAGCTGGACGATTTCGCCGGCTATGCTTGGGACAGCCGCGAGGTCGAGGTTAGGGTCGGCGAGTTCGGCGCCGGCTTTTCTAATTTCTTCACCATTTTCAAAGGCGAATCGAAAACTATCGAGTTCGATGACGAAACCGTCGAGGTCGTTCTCCGGGACAACCAGGAGGATTTCGAGATCGAATTCCCGCCGAATGTTTATACCGATGTCTCGCTATCCGATAACATTCTCGGCAAGCCGATCCCGCTATGTTTTGGCGAAGTCAGGAACATCGAGCCGGTATTGATCGACTCGACGAATCGGGTCTATCAGGTAAACGACGGCGAAATAAACGCGGTGTCGGCGGTCTATGAGGGCGGCGTTGCGCTGTCGTTGACGACCGATTACACGGTCGACCTTACAAACGGCAAAATCACGCTGGTCGCAGCTCCGACCGGGATTATCACGGCGGATATACAGGGTTATGTTGACAGCGGCAGCACATATCTTACCAGCGCTGCGGACATTGCCAGGGAGATCGTCACGACATACGGCGGACTTGCCGATCCCGGCGATCTCGACACGGCATCACTCACGGCGCTGAATACCGCCAATAATTCGACGGTCGGGATATATGTCGAAAAATCGACAACCATTCTCAAGGTTCTGGACGAGCTGGCGAATAGCGTGGGCGCGTTTTACGGATTCAACCGATCCGGCAAGTTTGAAATGGCGCGCCTCGAGCTGGCGAGCGGCACCGCTGATGCCGACTTTGATCTGACTAACATCATCGAGGTGCAGCGGCAGTCATCGGCAACCCCGAATCATCGGGTCCGCGTCGGCTATGACAAAAACTATAAGGTTATGAGCGAGAGCGATTTCGGATCATCGGTCACGACCGCGCAGCGCGATTACCTGGTGCGCGATATGCTGTTTGAGTCGGACAACACGGCGAGCATCCGCACCATTTACCCTAATTCTGAGGAGCTGGTTATCGAGGCGCTTTTTGCAGCGTCGAGCGCTGCCAGCACTGAGGCGACGCGCCTGCTGGCCCTGTATGGCTCACAGAGGGACTTTTACACGATCAGGGTAAAGACGCAGCCCTACACTTTAAAACTCAATGACGTCGTGCAGATAGCGTTTGATCGGTATAATCTGACCAGCGGAAAAAAGTTCCGCGTCATCACGATTACAGAAGATGCGGCATCTAACGAGGTCGAGCTGGAGCTGTGGGGATAAATGGCTGAAAAAATCATCATATCGTCGGAAAATTATGTCGACAGCGCGTCTACGCTGACCGCTGATTCGGCGGTATCGACGCTGCCCGTGACCAACCTCCAAGACATTCAGATCGTCAAGGTATGGCGGACTAACAGCGCGACGTCGGCGGAGATCAACATCGATCTCGGCTCTCAGAAGATTATGGATTTTTTCGCCCTGATCGCGCACAACCTGACGACTTCTGCGACCGTTCGCTGGCGACTGTCAAATGATAACTTTTCGACGACGCTATACGATTCCGGCACTCTCGATGCCTGGGCGCCGGTAGAGGCGTTTGGGGGCTCGCCCTGGGGCGTTTTCACCTGGGGCGGATTGCCATCGGCAAGCGTGATTAGTCTGTATAACGCCAGCACGTTTACGCTGCTGCCGAGCGCGCAAATCGCTAGATATATCCGGTTGAATATCGCCGACTCGACCAACTCCGCCGGGTACCTCGAGGCCGGGCGCCTTATTGCTGGGCCAGCTTATCAACCCACGATCAACTATGCCAATGGGGTGTCATTCGAGTTCGTAGATGACTCTCGGGTGACCAAATCACGGGGCGGTCAGGTGTTTGTCGATGAGGTTCGCAAATATCGGCGAGTCACTTTCGATTTAATTCATTTACCCGAGAGCGAGATATTTACCAATATCTTTAACAATATCGACCGCGTGAAAGGGGTGTCGAAAGACGTCCTGGTCATTCCGCAGCCGAGCGATTCGGCGACCTGGCTGACGCAAAACATTTACGGGCGCCTGGCCGCGATCGGACCCGTCGAAAATACAACGCTGTCGCGATATAGTCGCACCATGACTGTCGAGGAGATTATTTAATGGCATTCCCGGTTACTTTAAACGGCACAACTTACACGCTCGCGGATTTCGAGGGCTTAAATTATGTCCAGGGGTTCCCCGATGCGCTCGAGGATTTTGTGACTCACGCGGGAGCGATCTATAACAGCACATCCGCATCCAGCGTGACCATCGGCACGGGCTCCAAGACGTTTACCACGGCGGACAGCGGAAAGCCCTACGTCGTCGGGACGCCGCTGCGCTGCGTCTCTCGAGCAGACACCGCCAATTTCATGGATGGGACGGTGACGTCCTATAGCGGCACAACGCTCGTTATCAATGTTTTGAATACCGGGGGCTCCGGCGCACATAGCGACTGGAATATCACAATCGGCGGAGGGACGGCATCGGTTGCAATCGATGGCGGTACATTTACGGGAAATCTAACGGTTACCGGAGACCTTACCGCCAACGCATTTATTGGGGATGGTTCTCAGCTAACGAACGTGGTCGCTGGCGGCATTCATACTGCTACGGCATCGGGAGCCTTGGCAAACGGTGACACGGTTGTCGTAAACAGTGACGGCACGGTCAGCGCCGTTTCCGCAACTGGCCTTAGTGTTTCGGAGGCAATTGGCACGGCTACATTGTTTGAAAGCGCAGATAGCTATGATATTTCTATTGCTTATGACGCTAACGCGCAAAAAGTAGTAATCGTTTATGTAGATAGCGGCAACTCATATTATGGCACCGCTGTTGTTGGCACTGTAAGCGGAACGTCTATTAGCTTTGGCACCCCCGTTGTTTTTGAAAGCGCAACCACATCATTTACTGCCGTTACTTATGATTCTAATGCTCAAAAAGTAGTAATAGCCTATCGGGATTATGGGAATTCTAACTACGGCACTGCTATTGTAGGAACGGTCAGTGGAACGTCAATTAGTTTTGGTTCTGCTGCCGTGTTTGAAAGTGCAAATAGCACTCAGCAGTCTATTGCTTACGATACTAATGCTCAAAAAGTAGTAATTGCTTATCAAGATCAGGGTAATTCTAGCTATGGCACTGCTATCGTCGGCACTGTAAGTGGCACTTCAATTAGCTTTGGTACTGCTGTTGTTTTTGAGAGTGCAAATAGTGACCATATTTGGGCGGTTTATGATTCTAATGCGCAAAAGGTCGTTATTGCTTACAGGGATGTCGGAAACTCTTATAACGGAACGGCCATTGTTGGAACGGTCAGTGGCACTTCAATTAGTTTTGGTAGCGCTACAGTATTTGAAACTGCGGACACTCAAGAAATATCATCTACTTATGACTCTGACGCGCAAAAAGTGGTCATTGCTTATAGACATGGGGAGGTGCTAAATGGCGATACTGGCTACGGCACTGCCATCGTTGGAACGGTTAGCGGAACATCAATTAGCTTTGGTAGCGCCGCTACGTTTGAGGGCGGAGGCGAGGTAGAAGCTACGTCGGCGGTTTATGATTCTAATGCCCAAAAGATGGTGATTGCCTATCGAGATGCCGGCAATTCTGATTACGGCACTTTTGTTGTGGGAACGGTTAGTGGCACTTCAATTGCCTTTGGTAGTCCATCGGTATTTGAAAGCGCATCCACAGAATATATCGCAGCCGCTTATGACTCCAATGCCCAGCGGGTTGTGGCTTCTTACAGGGATGCCGGCAATTCTAACTACGGCACTGCTGTTGTATATCAAACTCCCTTTACTGGAACCAACCTGACAGCAGAAAACTATATTGGCATTTCAGATGCCGCTTATTCTGATACAACAACAGCAACGATTCAGATCGTGGGGTCTGTGGATGACGCGCAGAGCAGTTTAACCGCAGGCCAAAAGTATTTTGTGCAAACCGATGGCTCACTTGGCTTGACTGCCGACGACCCAGAAGTGTTTGCAGGAACAGCCGTATCAGCAACCAAACTTATTGTTAAGGGATAAAACATGAAAACGATTGTAGAAACCGCAACTGGCTTATCAAAATATCTGCTCGATGACAGTGTGACGATCACTGCCAATTCCGACCACATTGTTGTGGGCGATCCGGCTCAGTTTATTATTGACGACCTGGACTCCAGTAATACAACAATTACGGAAAGCGTTACCAACGCGCCCGGCGATTGGACTGGCAACAAGTACACGTTTGACGGCACTACATGGACGCAAAACCCCGATTGGGTTGATCCTGACGCAGATTAAAGCAGACTTGGGGCGCCAGAATGATCGATGTCATAGCAGCGGCGACCGCAGCGACGAAAGCGTATGCCGGCGTCCGCGCGTTCATCGAGGCGGGGAAAGGCATCGAGGACACTTTCCAGGTCGTCGCGCGCTGGCAGGGTCACGCGAGCGATATCCTTTATGCAAGTCAGCGTCAGGAAAAGCGCGCCAATCCGTTCAAGAAATTAGTTTTCGCTGAGTCGGCGGAGGCCGAGGGAACGCGCATTTTCGCTGCGCGCAAAAAGGTAACGCAGCAACGGGCCGAGCTGATAACCATGATTACCTATGCCTACGGAAACGAAGGCATCGAAATGTGGCGCGAATGCGTCAGGGAAGTCACCGAGCAGCGCAAGCGCGAAGTGTACGCGCAGCAGGACGCTCGGGACACCATGATTAAATCGTTCTGGATCGTCGTTCTGGTGGGGATCGCTGCCGGGCTGATTTCGCTAATTGTCAGCGCGGTATCAAATCAGGTCTGATAGAATCGCGGAAACCCTGGGGGCTAAATGATGGACGAGACAACGAAAACGATTGTCGACGCGGCTAGTGTTGCCACGATGCTGGGAACGCTGGGGTCGATTCTTCCGCCCCTGGCCGCGCTGTTTACAATTGTCTGGACGGGCATCCGTATTTACGAGACGAAAACCGTCCGGGCGCTACTAGGCAAGGACGACGACTAGGGGGTGCCATGTCACTGCTCGGCAATCTGTTCGGATCAGGCGATGCTGCCGGTAATATCATCGACAAAACTTTCGGGTTAATCGATAAGTCGTTTTATACCAAGCAGGAGCAAGGCGAGGCGCTAATGCAGGCCGAGGCCGACGCTCGAAAAATGACGATCCAATGGCTCGAGTCGACCAGCGGCTCCAGGCTTGCACGGCGTGTCATCGCGTTTGCGATCACCGGGGTCTGGCTGCTCATGTTTTTGGCGGCGACCGCCAGCTCTCTAATTTCGATATGGGTCGGGGATGTCGCAGCGGACAAGCTCGCGGATAGCACGGCGATCCTGGACGGTCGCATCGAAACCATGACGCCGGCGGTCATGCTCATTTTGGGCTTTTATTTCGCTGCGCCTTACATGGGCGACCTGGCGAAAGGCGCGCTCCAGAAGTTCGGGAACGCTCAGAAATGACGGATGGCGTCGATTTCAAAGTATTAACGAAATGGCTCGAGCTTGACGAAGGCTGCAAGCTCAAGCCGTATTATTGCACCGCTGGGAAGCTCACAATAGGCGTAGGGCGCAATCTCGAGGACACGGGTATCACCAAGGCCGAGGCGCAATTCATGCTCGAGGGCGACATTGTGCGCCTCATGCGCGAGCTGGACGAGCTGTTTCCCGAGTGGCGCGATCTCAGCGAAACCAGGCAAATGGTAGTGCTGAACATGGCGTTCAATCTGGGGACGTTCGGTTTCCTCAACTTTAAGCGAACCATCGGCTATATGCGTGATGGAAGATTCGCAGAGGCAGCGGACGAAATGTTGCGGTCTGAATGGGCCGAGCAAGTGGGGGCAAGGGCGAAAAGACTCTCTGACGCAATGAGGGAGGATAAACCGCCCGTTTAATATCTGATCGGGTCAGCGAAACAGGCCCGGAAGTCAGGGGCCGCGTACTATTTCACCGGGAAGCCGTGCAAATTCGGCCATCTGGCGCCCCGCTACACCGCGAACAAATGCTGCTCGACTTGCAGCGCCATCAAAACCGCCACAATGAGCCCCAGAGAGCGCGCAGAGAAGCGCGCATATTGGCGGGAGTATGACCAGGAACGCGGCCCCAGAATCGAATACTGGCGCGAGCATTACCGAAAAAACGCCCAGCACCTGTACGCTGCGCGCTATGTCCGCCCGAAATACAGAAAAACTCACAGACAATCGAAAGAGCGGCGCCGGCTTTACATTGAGCGCGCTAACATCCTGCGCGAAAATGATATGGCCCAGGCGGCAATCGATGAGGTTTACCGTCAGGCAAGGGCCGTGACCGCAGAAACCGGCGTCCCGCACTCAGTCGATCATATCGTGCCGCTGCGCGGTCAGATGGTTTGCGGTCTACACGTTCCCTGGAATCTCCAAATACTGACGGCGAGGGATAATTCTCGAAAGGGCAATCGGTTCGATGATTAAGCTGATAACAGAGCAAGGCGAGCTATATATCCGCTCTGGCGAGATTCTGATGATGCTGCCCGAGCGCGGTCGACCGGGCTGCGCGATGATATACACGCAGCTCTTCCCCGAGGGGTTATCGATAGATATGCCGACCGCCGATATCTACGAGGCACTGCTCGAGGAGGAGGGCTGGGAAGTCGAAGAGATCGAGGAATATGAAATCGAGGAAGGCGACGGCGAGGAGCATTATTAAAAAAGCCGCCCGAAGGCGGCAAGACTCAAACGTCTACGGCTGAAAGGGAGTAACAAACAGCCGCAATCACATACTATCTTTAACAATCAGCGACTTCAATCGAATAGAACGCGCCTCTTTCGGCGGCACAACCCGCTCCGGCTGCGCTTTATAATTACGCATCGGCCATTCGAGCCGGTAGGGGCCGGCTTGCGCGAGAGTCGAATCGCCCATCGCGGTCATAATCTTCAGCTCCAGCTCGGCGATTTCCTCCGCGAGCTGGGTGCGATGCTCGCGCAGCATCTCGAGCTGATAGACGTCATTCGCAATCGCATCGCCCAGGTCGACCGGCGTTTCGTTTTTCTCGCCTGGGCGAATCACCGCGTCGTCGACATTGACCGGCGGGTACCAATCCTCGGCGGCGACCCGGCGCCGGAAGTCGCTGCATATATCGGCAATCTCAGCCTGTATATCGACGTCGGCGGGGATGATATGAATCCGTCGCTCGATGCCCCGATGCAGCGTGACAATGATCCCCGCGCTCGCTCCGGTCGCCATCATCTGCGCCTGGAGCTGGATCGGACCCCGATATAACGGTATATCGTCCGTAGGAGGCGCTGTGGTGACTTTGCACTCGATGGGAATGGTACCCTCTAGGGTGATCGAATCGCCGCCCACAACGCAAATGATGCCGTTCTCGCGGACGTCGACCGGCTGCTGGAGCTGGACGATACCATCGCAAGAAACCTCGAAATCCTCGAGCTTGATGACGTCCGGCGTCAAATCGGCTTGCGGAATGTGAAGGTGCGCGCAGCAATCGCGGATCAGCACCGGCTCGAGCAAGTTCCCGACGATGCCGGGCTCCCCGATGTCCGAGTGTTGCCGTCTACCGGCTGCGGCTTGTATCGACTTCCGTAATTCGTCGTTCGGCGTCGACCAGGGATGCGCGATCCCATGATTCCAGCAATAAATCACCGGGATGCGCGATCCCGACATTTTGGTGTCGTCTGATAATTTGCCGACCATTTTTCAATCTCCACAAAAGCACGGTATGGTTTCGTCTCCAGCTAAATCAAGCTGGCCCTGCTCTCTGGCTATGACTTGCATCTGCTCATAGCTAGGGCGGTCATTGCGCCAAAGAGCGCCGGACTGCTGCGAGGCAGGACATTCACGCTCCATCCTTGCCCACCAGTCAGCGCGACTTGGCTTTTCCACAATCAAAGACTCAATAAGGCTTGCGCCTTTGAGGTAGCACAGGTCACAGTTGCCGTGAGGCGTGACGCCGTTGACGTTAGGCAGCCCCAGGTCAAATGGTTGCTCTGCCCAGAATTTGCTGACCGTCTCTTTGGTAACGCCTGCTGAAACCAGCGGCCTGCGGTGTGGCTCAATTTTGGCGGCTCGACGTTGCTCGTCAGCCCTGATGCCGACAATTGCCATGTTTTCACCTTGGTTGCGGCTTTCCACATGGCCAATAGAAAACAAGTAGTTGCTGATGGTGCGTATCTTTAGTTCAATGGTGCAGAACCGCGCCACGGGGTTAGGCAGATACTTTTTGGCGTGAATCAGCGCCTCAAACGGCTCGCCGTTCCTCGCCGCAGTGTCAAAATCCACCACCTTGAACCGATCCTTGGTTTCCTCTGCCCACTGGTATTCCAGCCAGACAATCGGAACGTCCCAATACTTCCCGCAGTCCCTGACAAACTCCAGCGTTTCCTCTGCTTCTTTCCCCGTGTTGGCGAAGGTCACGATGCAATCATCGGACAGCCCATCGTTGGCGTCAATGAATCGCCACAGCATGTACGCGCGAGTACGACCACCAGAAAAAGAAATACAAGCGGCCTCGGTGAGCTGGAAGGTCATGCGTCCCCTGTTTAATAATTTGACACCCCGCAATCTTACGCGGTACGCTCGCCGAGTCAATGTAAAGGAGCGACCAAAATGTCACTCGAGGAGATTATCGCTGCGTTCGGGGGCGTATCCCAGACCGCGCGAGCCCTGGGCATAACCAGGCAAACGATCTATCACTGGCGGCGCAAGGGTGAGATTCCCGAGGCCCGGCGAATCCAGGCGGAGGTAATGATCGCGGAGATCAAGCTCGCCGAGGTAACCCATGCCAGGAGATAAGAATCGCTGGGGTCACCTGGTTGATAACTTTCTGCTGATGTTTGTCGGGCTGAAGCTGGCCGGTCTGATCGAGTGGTCCTGGCTCTGGGTCATGTCTCCGCTCTGGATCACGCTATGTGTGGCGTTCGGGTTTGCGTTCGCGAAGTCATGGCGCGAGCAGACCAGGCGCGAGATTTGGAAAAAGATGAAATCAGAACGCGCCGAGGTGTCACCGATAAATGGGAAGTAGAAGCCGCAATAAGGGCGCAGCCGGCGAACGCGAGCTGATTCTCGCGATTGAGGAATGGACCGGCATCCGCCTCGAGCGCAATCTCGCGCAGTCATTCGGCGGCGGTCACGATCTGATCGGGCTCGATCATTGGGCTATCGAATGCAAGCGATACCGAGACATAACGGACGGCGATAAAAAAATATTCTGGCACCAGGCGGTGTTTCAAGCGCGCACGGTCGGCAAGGTGCCGGCGGTCTGTTTCCGCGCCGACCGGCAACCTTGGCGGGTTCTGGTGCCATACGAAACAGATATTTTTCTGCTGGAGGACTATCGAAGCGCTTGCGAGATAGGGCTCGAGCTTTTTTGTGGGTTAATAAGGGAGAGCATTTAATGAAACTTGCAGACATTAAAAAGGGTGGCGACCTGCAACCGCCGAGAGTGTTGATCTACGGGCCGGCGGGGATCGGGAAAACGACGTTCGCAGCGTCGGCCAAAAACCCGATATTCCTGCCGATTGAGAACGGGCTCGGCAAAATCGAGGTCGACGCATTCCCGAAGCCGACGAGCTATATCGAGGTGCGCGCGGCGCTCGACTCGCTGATACAGGACGATCACAAATACCGGACGCTGGTCGTCGACTCGCTTGATTGGCTCGAGCCGCTGATCTGGGCGCACACTTGCGAGCAGAGCAAATGGTCAAGCATCGAGCAGCCGGGCTACGGGCGCGGCTATGTCGAGGCGCTGCGCTATTGGCGTGAATTCCTTGACCGCATGAATTACTTGCGGGACGTCAAGAAAATGACGTCGGTCCTGATCGCGCACAGCTCGATCAAGCGATTCGAGGCGCCCGACGCCGAGAGCTTTGATCGTTTCGTTATCAAGCTCCAGGCGAAAGCCTGCGACCTGGTGAGCGAGCATTCCGACGCAATCCTGTTCGCAAATCAAAAATATCAGACGATCAAAACCGAGGACCGAGGTCGCACAAGGACGCGCGGCCACGGCCAGGGGGATCGAGTCATGTATACCGAGGAGCGCCCGGCATGGGTCGCAAAAAACCGCTATGGACTGCCGGCGGAAATGCCGCTCGATTGGTCCGAGTTCGCGGGGGCGCTGGCTAAATGACCGAGCGAATATTGCGGCCCTGGTCGGACAGTTCGCCGGTCGGGAATGCCGAGCTGGGGGAAACCCTGCTTTTATTGTGGGATTACGAGCCGGCGGTGTTTTGTGTCGGTCGGTTCGTTAAGACTCGCGGCGAGATCGTTTTCGCTGCAACGGTCGCTGATTATCAGCGGCTTTTTCACCTGGGGCTCGATCCGATGAGCCCCGATTTCTGGACGTACTACCCAAAGGGAGAATCTAACAATGGGATTTAATGCAAGCGATTGGGCAAGCGAAAGCAGTGGCGGGGTCGAGCTGAAAGAGGGCTGGACCCCCGCAACCATCGATGAGGTCATGCAGAAAACGAGCGCAGCCGGGAATAATTACGTTTCGGTTCGCTTCAGTCTGACCGACTACAACGGAAAAAAGCTGTGGGAAAACCTTAATGTCGCGCATCCGCGCGAGGAGGTGCGAGAGATTGCGTACCGCATCCTGGCGAACATAATGAACGCGGTCGGGATCAACTCGATCCAGGACGAGAAAAATCCGGTCGAGCTGCAAATGCACGAGCTGCGGGTTCTGGTGTCGAAAAATCGGGACGGCGATTGGTGCGTCAAGCAGTTCAAGCCGGCGAACGAGGGCGCTGTATCGCCGGAGTTTAGCGGCGCGCAGCCCGATCAAAAAGACGACGATATTCCGTTTTAAATGCAGGGCGACCCGAAAGCGGTCGCCAGTGTTCTCGGGCTCAAAAGGGCCGGCGGTGAATATAAGGGTCCATGTCCGTTATGCGGCGGACAGGACCGTTTTCACGTTAGGCAGGGACGGCAGCACAATCTGATCGTCCATTGCCGCCAGGGATGCCAGTTCAAGGATTTGGCGCGCTGGCTGACCGACGCCGGGCTGGTCGAGGATACGCGACCGCAGTTCAACTACGCCGGAAAGGTCGATCTCGAAGAGGTCGAAATGTTTATGGCGGCATTCTGCCGGGCAGTCGATCAGGGCGTCCCGGTGTCAAGCGCGTGGCGGGGATATGCCCATCATGCGGTTCGGCTGCTGACCGGATTCAGCGCCGACGAAATGATCGATATGTATCTCTGGCGCGAGACATTTGTCGGCAACCTGGAGAACCATGATTTAAAAATGACTCGAAAAGACCTACGCAAGTTCACGGCGTTTCACGAGGCCGTAAGTGGGCGGGAGTGGATGATAAGGGGGTGTTCATGTCTGACTATGACGCATTAGCGAGCCGGATGCTCAACATTCAAAAGGCGCGGGAGGGTCCGTTTGCCGATATCCCGACCGAGCCCTGGGATTGGATCGTCCGCGAACCGGCGTGGATGCTCGAGAAACTAATCCCCGCCAGATCGGTGGGCATGATCTACGGGCCGAGCAATAGCGGGAAATCGCACCTAATGTGCGATCTGATCGCTGCCATGATCGCCGGGGAGACTGAGTGGCAGGGCATCCCGATCACGCCGGGCGACGTCATCCTGTTCTCGGAGTCGATTGGGCATATCCGCAGCCGAATGAAAGCATATCTCGGGGATCGCCCGAGGCGCTTCAATCTGTACTCGCTGCCCACAATGTCGCTCGGGATTGAGTACATTCAGAGCATGGGGGAGTGGATTAAAGAGCTGGCCGGCACACCGATGGCGGTGTTTTTCGACACGACCGCGACCATGTTCTCATTCGAGGAGAACGACAACCGAGAGGCGTCGAAACTGATTAAGTCGCTCGAGGATTATGTGCTGCCGGCCATCGATGCCCAGGGGACCATTTGCCTGGCACACCACACGAGCAAAATGTCGGAGGGGCGATCCGCCAGGGGCGCGTCGGCATTGATTGGCAATATTGATTATTCGATCAATGTGACATACGACAAAAAGCTGAACCTGACGCTGGCGAATTGGGAAAAGGACCGCTGGCGCCTGGTCGATAGTCCGCCAGTGTGGCAAGGCGCCATGTACCGGGTTCCGGTCGAGTTCGAGAATGGTTCGATGGATATGTCCATTCTGGATTGGAGGCCGTTCGACGAGGCCGCTGCCGAGCTGGTCGGAAAAGTCGACGAGGACATAAAGAACCAGGCGATCCGAGACGAAATCAGGGCGGTGATCGACGAGAACATCGGCGGATATATCCACACCGCCGGGCGCGCAGCGAGCGTCCCGGTCAATCTGATCCCGCTAAAAATCACGCTGCCGGCGACCGGCAAATCGAACGAGGAGGTGTTTGGTTTCATCAAACAGGATTATGAAGTCATGGACGCCATGAACCAGAAAGGCAGGGTCACGGGGTTCACGATTCTGTCAAAAAAGTAGACACGCTGTACCCCCCCCCGCCCCTAGTAAATAGGGGGGGGTGCAGGGTGGTTGATTTAACTTTTACAGCAACACTTGGCGGGGGCTTAATCAGCCCCCCGCTCGCGCCCTTGGGGGGCGCTCGGGGGAGGCAAATCAATCCCCCGCAATTTCGTGTTGCGTAATTTTGGAGCCCGGCGAAATGTTAAAGGTCGACACACTGGCGACAATTAAAGCTCTCAACGAATGCGTCGGGCGCACGGTCAGCTACACCGAGCTGCGTTACCTGTACAAGCTACACGGCGGAAGTAAAGGCGGCATGGCGGAAGCGCTCGAGCTGCTGGTCGGCCAGAGGCCGGATCACCTGGAGTGGGACAACCGCATCGGCGACCGTCGGCGCCTCGAGGTCTGGGTGAAGGTAAAGGCGCCTATAAATACTGCATGAATTAACAGTGTAAAAAAACTTTACGGGGGGAGGGGAGAGGAGTAGATTTAACACATGGCCGGGGTGGTCCTGGCTTAAAGGGAGAACGGTTATGGCAATCACATTCAACAAATTAGGCGGTCCATTCAAGACTTACACCGCAACTAATGAAAGCGGTTTTCGTGTCGCCACTATCCGCCGAATAGGTCACCCCCGATTCGGCAAAATGTGGGGCGTGAATTCTCGCTTGATTAATGGCTGGCGTTACTTCAAGACGGTTGAGGAAGCGAAAGCCGGAATCATAAAGGTAGAAGAGCAGGCCGCGTAAGCGGCCCCGATCAAAGGGAGAGAATAGAATGATGGATATCGGAGAGCACTGGATCGCCCTGGCGATCATCGCCCTGGTCGCTGCGTTCGGTTTCGTCGGCGACGGTGACCTGGCGGAAGCCGAGCGCCTCGAGGCGGAATACTGCGCGAACGTCGAGGCCGATACCTGGCCCGACTATCGCGGGATATACGCGGAGGTTTGCGAGTGAGATACGGATCAGTTTGTTCCGGCATTGAAGCCGCCACGGCGGCATGGCATCACTTGAGATGGGAGCCTGCTTTTTTCAGCGAGATCGATCCATTCCCCCGCGCGGTTCTGTCGCATCATTATCCCGACGTTCCGCTCCACGACGATTTCACAACCATCGGAGAAAACCAATATGGAACAATCGGACTTCTGGTTGGAGGAACCCCCTGCCAATCATTCAGCGTCGCAGGACTCAGAAAAGGATTGGACGACGACCGTGGCAACCTGGCGCTCGAATTCATTAGGCTTGCTCAACGAGAGCGGCCACAGTGGGTGGTCTGGGAAAACGTGCCCGGTGTCCTGTCATCGAACGGAGGACGGGATTTTGGCGCCTTCCTCGGGGCGCTGGCAGAAATCGGGTATGGGTTCGCATACCGAGTTCTTGACGCTCAATTCTGGGGAGTGGCCCAGCGACGCCGCCGTGTGTTCGTTGTCGGATACCTTGGAGGCTGGCGCCGTGCCGCAGCGGTTCTTTTTGAGCGCGAGAGCTTGCGAGGGGATTCTCCGCCGAGCCGAGAAGCGCGGGAAAACTCTCCCGCCGATTCTGCTCGAGGCGCTGAAGTATACGAGTGTCATGGGCAAGACAGCAGAGTGAAACCGCTGGGCGAAACCTGTAGTACCGTCACCGCCAAATATGGGACGGGCGGCGGGAATGTGCCAATCGTCACCGAGACGCCGCTCCGATCTGTATCCTCAACACTTTCCGCAATGGATAATGCAAAGCTGGGATCGGATCGGTGGAGCGTTCGCCGGCTTACCCCAACGGAATGCGAGCGCCTGCAAGGTTTCCCCGATGGATTTACTCAGGTGCCATATCGAAATAGAACGGCGGACAAATGCCCAGACGGGCCGAGGTATAAAGCAATCGGCAACTCTATGGCGGTGCCGGTCATGCGCTGGATCGGCGAGAGGATTAACGAGGTCAATAAGATATGAAACTTTGTAACGAGTGTGGCTGCATTGACGGCCACCATCCTAATTGCCCAGAATACGACGAGCGTGATTTTGTAAACAACGAGCCCGATTGCTTTGATGCGTATCGGGAGGAGCGGGACCGGAGGCAGGAGGATGTGGGTAAATGAAGAAATACGCAAAACGATTGCGGCGCTGGAGTCGGAGGATTGCGACATCGCTATCCGCGCGGCTCACAAAATGGCGGAGAGACTGCAAACGGATATGGCGGTCTGCCGTGACCTGGCTGTCGTCCCGCTGGGCGAAGCTAAAGAGCCGCCTCTCGAGATTGTTCGGTTTCGGCGGAGGGCGCCGATAGATGTATGAAGACAAGATCGTGATTCAAGATGACGACGGCGTGGTGAACCCGAGCCACTATCGAACCAGCGACATCGAGTGTATTCATGCGATTGAGGCGATGATGACGCCGGAGGAGTTCGCCGGGTATCTGCGCGGCAACGTGATCAAATATATCTGGCGCTACGATAAGAAACACCGCGACGATCTGGAGATGGCCCGGAAGGATTTGGACAAAGCTCAGTGGTTCCTGCATCGGCTGATGCACCTACGAATAAAAATGTGGGGGGTGGGGGGTGCCGGCCCCGACTGATATCATTAGCCCCCCCTACCTGGTAACGCGCAATGATTAAAGCAAGCTCTGACCTAAGCAAGCTCCAGCGCAACATTCCGAAGATTCGCAAAAAGCTAATGTACGCCGAGAGCGAAGCGCTCAACCAGACGGCGAACATCGCAGCGAAAGCGCAGCGCGCGCAAGCCGATAAGATATTCGACAGGCCGACGCCGTTCCTGCTGAACGGGATATTCAATCCGCGCGGCAAGCTCGGGTTCATCGGGATCTTCTCAAGGTTCAACACGCTGCGCGCCGAGCTGATACCGGGCGCGCCTCGCGGCCAGTTCCGCGCTGGCGGCGAAAGGATTAACAAGGTGATCGCGCTGCAAGCGATGGGCGGAACCAGGACGCCGCCCAAGCGCGCGCTGCCCGTACCAACTGCCAAAGCGCGCCGCAACAAATACGGCAACCTTTCGCGGACTTATATCAAAACGCTACTCGCGAAAGACAATCACGTTCAGCTCGGATTGCGCGAGGGAGTTCAGCCTGGCATCTATCGCCGCGAAAGGGACGGGCGCCTTACCCTACTGGTCGCCTGGGAACCGAGGGCAAAGTATCGCTCGATCTTTCCTTACTATCAGATTGCGAAAGGTGTGTTCTCAAATAACCTTGATAAGCAATTTGAAAAAGCATTTGAAAACGAAATGGCTGATATCAGATAGGCAGGGTCGGGGCTACCCCCCCCTACCCCCCCCCTACCCCCCGCCCCCCCCATGCAACCTAAAATTTTCGCCGATTAAATTAGGGCTTCCCGTTAAGGGTGTCTGGGCTCACCAGCCTGGGGCGTGGCGGTTGCTGCTGTATCAAAAAATTAGACACCCGTGATACGATTGCGTGAATCGGCGCTCTAGCGCTTTCGGATTTATTTATGGTTGCGGTCGACGAGACTTATATCGATCAGTAGGGCGCGATACAGAGGCGCTGGAGGGGCATGCCCCCCGGCAAAAGGTACTGTCAGCGCAAAACGTCGCGGGTGATTCGCGAGCGCGGTGTTTGCATTCTGCGAGGGTTTGGGAATTTGGGAATAATGGTAACGTGCCGGTAACAACTAGGGGAAAAAACGTAACACGCCAGGAGATCGCTGATCTTTTCGGCATCTCGCACACTACCGTAGACGCCTGGATCAAGCGCGGGATGCCGGTCGCGCAGCGCGGGAGTCGAGGCAAGGCCTGGCAGATCAACACGGCGGAGGTGTCTGCCTGGCTCGAGCGCCGCGCAAAGGAATCCGCTGCCGGCGGTGAACAAGCGGACGAGCGCGAGCTGAAGCGCCGCAAGCTCGCAGCGGAGACGGCGAAGGTGGAGCTGGAGCTATCGCGAGCCCAGGGCGAGGTCGTTCCCCTGGCGCAGCTCGAGCGCGCGCTCTCGAATACGTTTGCGGAAGTTAAAACAAACATCCGCTCGGTCCCGAGCCGGGTCGCGACTGCCATCCTGGGCGAAGAAAGCGAGACGCGGATCAAGGCCGTGATTCTGAAAGAGATCGACCAGGCGCTCGAGTCGCTGGGCGACTTTGACCTGGAGCCCGACGACGATGACGAGTGAGTTCAGCAATTTCGACGGACTACGGCGAACGATCCGCTCCGCAGCGCGTCACCTAAAGCCGCCGCCGAATCTGAAGCCGAGCGAATGGGCGGAGCAGAACGTCCGAGTTCCGATTGGTAACGCGGTCCCCGGTCTGATCCGGTTCGATCACGCGCCGTACCAGCGGGAGCCGCTGGATATGACCGCTAACCCGGAATGCCAGCGGATCACGCTGATGTGGAGCGCCCAGGTCGGGAAAACCATGCTCGCGCTATGCGCCCAGGCGTTCAAGATAGGGCAAGACCCGCAAAGCCAAATAATGATGCAGCCGTCGCAAGGCGATTTGTCGACATGGCTCGAGACTAAATTCAATCCGCTGGTGGAAAGTAACGACCAGCTCCAGGGGCTCATTGCAAAGCCTCGAGGTCGCGAGGGCGTCAACAATCAGCGCATGAAGAGCTACCCCGGCGGATTCCTCATGTTTTCCTGGTCGGGATCGCCTAAGACAATGCGCGGACGCTCGGCGCCTTTCATCGTTTGCGACGAGACTGACGGCTATGA